TGTTTCAAAGTGACCTAAATCAAGCCTCATACCAAGCCTACGCCCTACTTCTTGTAGAGCCTTTTGTTGGTTACTCCACTCCGATCTTTCAAGTTTACCCAACGCTTCAGCAGGCATACCAGTAGTGGCCTTATTCCAAGCTTCAATTAATGCTGGACTTTGAGCGTCTCTAAATACCCTACCAATTAATTTACCTTTGTTATCAAAAAAAGAACGTGGTAAGGTAATTCCTAATTTACTAAGTGCTTGTTCTTTAGAAAGACCAGCTGCCATTTCCGATGACACTGCATCAGACACTTGGTTAGGCGTTTCAAATGCTGTTGGAATTAAATTAGCAGCTTGGTATTGACGCATAACATTAATCTGACCTTGTGGATCAGTAGTAGTGTATGTGCCTTCACCAAGTACTTTTTTAATCTCACGTGTTTGTTGCTTACGTACAGGCATTAAACGTGGAGCCATTCTCAGCTCCCAACGACTGCCGACTCACCACGTTGACGACGCTTGCGCTCCTCTTCCATCTTAGCCATCATTGCTTCACGGCCAGCACCTGGACGTTGACGTGGCTTATCATCCTTTTTAGCCTTTGGTGGATTAGGCTTATTGTTGGAATCCATGTATGTACCAGATGTTTTAGCTTTACTGTAGTCCTTTGACTTTTGAGCTTTGATGCCCATGTCAACATCAGTACGGAAGTTCTCAGGACGACCCTTAGCACGGGTACCAATGGGGTTCTTTTTAATGTCCTCAGAGGTAACCTTCTCTCCTTTTTGGCGGCGTTGAGATGCTTCAATCATACGTTGAATTTCTTCACGCATCTCTTTGATTGTTTTCTTTTTATCCATGATTAGCGAATGTGAGATAAGATGAGGGTTTCTCTAGTTGTAATACCAAACGTGGCTCTCATCCATTGGAGCCAATTGTTACTGCCTTTAGCCTGATTACACTTCCTACAGGAGGGTACAAGATTTGATGTAAGGTCTTCGCCACCAAAACACTTAGGGCGAACATGATCAAGTGTAAGTTCGTGTAATTCATAAGTTTCTCCACAATAGACACACATGCATCCATAATGTTCTTTAATAGCTTTTCTCCACAAGCGTTTTGCATCTCCGCTAGTCATGGCTATCAAGTTGTAAATGTAGTGATCAGGGCTAGGCAGTAGTGGCGTCATCGGGCGTACTTCTTACCTTTACGTGGCCGTGTACGGTTCTTAGAGGGGCTCTCTAGCTTTCCCTTATTGGGTCCAGTATGTGATGCATCCATACCATCCCCATTACCATAGGTACCAAGTTTACGATTCAGTTTATTGGCATTAGTACGGATCTTAAGACCCTCAGTTGTTTTGTTGTATTTAGCCTGTTGCTTAAGGCGTTTAGCTTTTGCTTCAGGGTTGGACTTATAGTAGTTAGACGTGCGCCCCATGTTTCCTTCCGTACAAGCGTGTTTGAACGAGTTCAGGATCTACCTTGGGCATAATAGAAGCAAGTTTATCAAGAGGGTTGCCTTCCATAGCAACACCGCTAATATCATTCTTGGATAACCAGTCACAAGCTGCTTTAAGGTCAGCAGTAGTAGCTTCACCCGATTTAATACGACTCAAGAACTCACTAGTAATAAGAGAGTGTAGTTCGTTGAATTGATCTTCTGTGGCCTTCTTTACATTAGCCATTTAATTAGTCCGTAATGCAATCTGATCGAGCTTTGACTCAATTCTAATCATGTGATCCTCCATCTTCTGAAGGGCAGTAGCAAGTTCTTGGCGTGGTACGTACTTCTCAGCAAGACGTAACTCGATAGAATCAATGCGTTTATCGATCTCATCCATACGTGTATTAGAACGTCCGCTGATAGTAACTACTCCCCCAGCAATACCAAGAATAAGAGTAATAGCTCCTGTTACAGCGGCTTCAATCATTCTGCTCCATTAACCGAATCAACTTTTGTGCATAGATAGGATCGGTAGCGTATCCTTCCTTCTTAAGGAGGTATGCACAATCTTCACGAGAGGTGGCTCGGTTAACGCCTTTGTAACCTTTGTAATCTTTGTACCACTGATTGACTAAATGTTCAACACAGTCGTATGGTGTAGCAAAATCTTTGAATGATGCCTTAATAGTGACAGGACCATACCCATAGTCCTCCCAAGTAGTCTTAACAGTGCCAGGTCCTTTAATACCAAAGAAGTTATTTTTACCGCTAAGGGCAGTACCGTAGGCTGACTCAAGAGCCCACTGAGCAGCTACTACCTCTGGGAACTTAGCCCCAGCAGCTTTAGCAGCAGCTTCAATACCTTCCCAAGTGTTAGTAAATTGTTGAGGAGTTACAGGGGTGGGTGTACGCCACAGCTTTACCCATTCTGCATCGTCAGACAAACCAAAAGGCCCCAGAAGTTTTTCCAGAGCCTCAATGGCTTTATTCTGATGAGGCAACCCCTTGTAGTTTTTAATGACATCAAGGAGTTTAATGCTCATTTGATTGAATCCTTAATACGTTGGATCTGATCATCCTCTTTACGCAGAGGCTTCAGAGCGTTGATACCGCCAAGGATGAGTTGAACAACACCATTCTCTTTCAGTTTAGAAGCGCCAATAACCTCGGAGCCAAGGAACAGTGCAAGGAAAGCAAGGGTCTCGTAGGAGACCTTAATACCAAGTAGAGTAATCATGATTATGCCCAGGGGAGACCAGAAGCTTTAGTTGGTGCAGCTTGTTCGTTGAGAACGGCTTGGAGGCTGGCTTCTGCATTAGCAACAGCGTCTTCACCGAGTTTGTCTTTGACCCAACCAACGACGAGTTCTTCAGTAAGGTCAGCAAAGGGAATCAATTCACCTTCAGGACGCTCAAGACCAATAGAGCCATAAGCACCTGCACGATAGGTGCCGTCTTCTGCATCTACGGTGTAGTGAGCAGTGAACACATAACCATCAGCGGTTTCGCGTTCCAGTTGAGCAATTTTCCAGGTGTAAGTGGTAGACATAATAGAATGGTAAATGTGGATAAAAGAAAAGGCACCCCGAGATGAGGTGCCTACGTGAGGGGTGGTAGTGAAGGGGCCTTCTCGCCTTAGGTTGCAATTAAACCAAGGTCACGCATCCGTGCCAGCAACGCATTGAGCTGTGTAATCACGCTGGCTGCGTCGGTTGCATCAGCCACTGCAGCAGGTTGAACAACAGGTGTCTTGTTGAAGAAGCCAAGCTTCTGCGTGGTAGCGGTGCCGATCTTGGTGCCGGTGGTGGTGCCGACAGCGATGTTGCCAGCATCAGCAACTTGCAATACGCCAGCCGAAGTAATACGAAGCCGCTCCGTCGGAGATGCCGCCCCATCCGCAGTAGTGGAGAACACTAGGCGGCCTGGCATGTCATCAGCGCCGGGGGTGCCGTCTACAAACGCGGAAATTTGCGCTCCAGCAACAAAATCAGTTCCATCTGATCCCTGGAATGCAATAGACCCAATTTGATCATCAGCGGCTACAACAGTGATCCCACCAACTGAATCTGAACGATGCTTGCCAAGATTAATAATGGGACCGCTTGCATTGGATTGTCCGTAAACAAATGAGCTGTTTCTGTTGTTTCCGGCATTGGCACCTTCAACTTGAAATATCGCGGACAAAGTGCCATTAAAGAAATTGCTACGCGCATTAGACGTACCAACTAACAACCTGCCGGAGTTGTCAATACGAGCTTTCTCAGTCCCGTTTGTACCGAATGCAAGCCCAGCCATATTGGAGCTAGCAAGTAAGTGATACACGCCACCAGGATCGTTAAAGAGGCGCCCTACTTCTGCTCCGAAGCCGTTGCCATTCCACAGGTCACCATCCACGGATAGTTTTAGGGCAGGCGTCTGAGTGCCAATCCCTACTCGGTTTGTATTGGCTGTCCAAGTTAATACAGGAGTGAAGTCGTCGTTTACTACAGAGGCTGCATAGCCAAGACCAAATACATCTCCACTATTTGTTGTATTACCAGTAACTGTGCCTACAACACCAGCATGGAAGTTGCTACCGTTTGAAAAGGCATATTGATTGGAGGTTCCTGTATCTGAAGTAACAAGTAGGTATCCGGGTCGTCCACTTGTTCGACAGTCAACAGGTGTGGCAGGGCTACTAAACCCTATGCCTACGAGCCCTGCCACACC